ACAGCGGGAGAGCTTCGCCGTGGGGTCGAACTTCAATGAGTTCGGGCGGTCATTTGTGGACTGCCTGCTTGATCCGTATGTCGTCACAAGGGGGTTCTGATGAACGCTGATGAAGTGAAGAGGTTCAAAGAGTTCAAGTGGACAAAGAGAAAGGTGTTGCGGCTGTTCGCCAACTGTCTGTTGTGGGTTTGTGGCCCTGCCTACCTTTTTTGTTCCCTTGCCGCGTGGAACCTCAATTTCGCCGTTTGGCACTGGTTTCTGCGGGGGGTGTTCGGGGTTTCCCTTTGGCGGCGCTGTGCGTCGCCGTATGGATTGAGCTTCGACGGAAAGACGCCTTGTTGAGATCCGGAGGCGCGTGATGCGTGCCGGTTCCCTTCGCCATCGGGTGACCATCCAGCGGTATGAGCTTGCCGTGGACGAGTACGGCGCACCGTTAAGGCGGGAGTCGTGGAAGGACGTGTCCACGGTGTGGGCGTCGGTCGAGGCCGTGAGCGGGCGGGAGTTTTTCGCCTCGCAGCAGGTGCAGTCCGAAGTCACGCACAAGGTCACGATCCGCTTCCGGCCCGGCGTGGCGGCGGACATGCGGATTGTGCACGGCGGCAGGGTATTCGGCATTGTCGCGCCTCTGCCTGACAACAGGGGCACGCGGCTGGTGCTGATGTGCCGGGAGGTGAGCGGTGAGCAATGACGTCGTGGTGGACATCCCGATTGAGGAAATCCGAGCCGGGGTGCGGGCGGAAATCGACTCCGATCTTGGGGGGATTGCCGCGCAGGTCTTTGAAAAGGCCAAGGCTTCGACGGCGTTCAAGGACAAGACGGGGAGGCTGCGGCAATCCATCTGGATTTACCGCTCGAAGTATAAGGACGGCGGCTATGTGGTCTATGTGAAGGCCCCGCACAGCCATCTTGTGGAGTTCGGGCATGATTTGGTTGTGGAAAAAGACGGTACGGTTGTGAAGCATGTACCCAACTATGTCACTGGAACACACTTCCTGCGCAAGGCCCGCAACGCCGTCCGGCGAAAGGTGGATACGATGCTTCAGGACATGATGGGGGACCCGCATTATGGCAAGCGCCGTTGATTTTGAAATCGTCCTGTTGCGGACGCTGCGGGAGGATGCGGGCTTGTCCGCGCTGGTTGGGAACAAGGTTTTCGCGCTGGTGATCCCGCAGGGGACAAAACTCCCATGCATCACGTTCCAGCGCATCGGCGGGATGCCCGCAAATACGCTGTCCGGGCATTCCGGCTTGGAAGAAATCGACCTTCAGATCGACGTATGGGCGCGGGACTATGACGAGGCAAAAGCCATTGCCAAGGCCGTTCGTGCCGCCATGCCGCCAAGCGGCCCGCGGTTCAGCGCGCATCTGATCGAGGATCAGGATTTGTACGAGGACGGGACGAATTACTTCCGCGTGAACATGGAGTTCAAGGTCTGGTTCCTCGAAACCGAATAGGAGATTGAAACATGCCCAACAAACAGATTGCGGTCGGCGCCAGAACCAAAGTCCTGATGGACGTGGAAACGTCCTACGGCGTGGCTCCGACTACGCCGGGGGGTGTCCTCCTCCCCATCAACTCGTTTTCCCTGAAGCCGTCCCGCGCCAAGAACACCCCGGGGACGCTGACGGGCCGCTATGACCCGGCGGAACCCTTTGACGGGAACCTTGAAGTGTCCGGCGGCGTTGTCGTCCCGGTTGACGCACGGGCTTTCGGCCACTGGCTCAGGGCCATGTTCGGCGCTCCGGCCACGACCGGGACGGGAGAGCCCGCCGCCGCGCCGTTTACCCATGTCTGGAAGTCCAACAAGGACATGCCGTCCCTCGTCATGCAGGCCACCTATGGGGACATCTACGGCCAGTTTGTAGGCTGCAAGGTGTCGTCTCTGGCTATGCAGGCGGGCGGCGACGGGGAATTGACCGCCACGGTCAACATGCTCGGGCGCGACGCCGATTATGTGGATGCCGACTACAACGCCAGTGCTCCGGCTGTAGCCATGAAGCGGTTCAATAATTTTCAGGGTTCCCTGTTGAGCGGCGGCGCGGAGATCGGCGTGGTTACGGATTGCAGCCTCAATATTGATTTCGGGCTGGATTCGAGCATCCGCAAGCTCGGCGATAAGGGGCGGGTCTATGATCTGCCTCAGGGCGTCATGGCGGTTACCGGCAGCCTCACCGTGTTCATCACGGACAAGACCCTGCTCATGAAGGCCAAGAACAGCGAGGAACTCAGCCTTGATCTGTCGTTCGCCATCGATGAGGGCAACAAGCTGACGTTCAGCGTCCCGGAAGTGCAGCTCAGTTATGACGGCCCGACCGTGGACGGCCCCACGGGTATCAAGATGGATCAGAGCTTTTCGGCATATTTCAACGACAACGCAGACAACGCCTCTGTCGTCGTTACCCTCGTCAATGACGTGGAATCCTATTAACCAGCAAACTCAAAAGGAAAACACCATGCGTACCGTTACTCTTTCCGGTCAGGACTTCATCGTGAACCCGCTCAAAGGCAAGGACATCAAGGCGCTCAAGGCGCAGGGCTTCGACCTCATGGGCGGCGGGTATTCGATTTCCGAGGGCATGGACGCCGTGTTCACCGTCGCCGGGTTCGACGCGGCCCAGACGGACGAATTGCCTTTCCCCGACATTCTTGCCCTGCACAAGGCCATCGTGAACGAAACCTTCGGCGTGGCGGAAGAAGAAAAAAACTAGCGGCGGTCTGGGAGTGGCTTTCCGGTGAGGGTGCGGAATACTGCGACGCCTGCCGGAAGGCCGCCCGGAACCGCGACGATCTGGATTGTGAAGAGTGCGAGGGCCGTTGCCCGGATCTCATGCCGGAGAACGCCGCCGCATGGGAACTGCTCCAGGCGGGCGCTACCCAACTCCGCATGTCCGGCATGGGCGGCCCGGTGGGGTTCGACTACAACGCGCTGGCGCTGGTGGCGGAAGCCTTCGGTATCGATCTGACGCCCGGCATGTGGCGGAAGGTACAGGCCGTGGAAACGGTCATCCGCCGCAACGCCGCGAAACAGGCTGAAAAAACGCAACAGGCTTCCGCATCCACGCGGTGAGCGGTTCATTGACAACGGCATAGCGATTTTTGCGGATGGAATGGGCCGGGATGTGAGGTCCCGGCCCGGTTATTTATATTTTAGTTTGCTAGATTCTGAGATGACGGTTCGCTATTTGATTGGATGCCATCAGGGTTAAGAGCAGTGCAAAGAGGAATGCTGGGAATATTACTCTTTGATGAGTTCATTGCCCCCGCAGCATTTTCGGGCATGTGGTGCTGGCATCTTTGGCACCATGTCGCGCCGATGGCGACTTCAGTGCCGCACTTGGGACAGGTCACGGTGTTTTTGGGGGCGACAACAGGTTCGACTTCCCGCCCACAATGTTTGCAGACTTTCGCTTCCTTGAGGATGGGTTCAGCGCAGAAGGGGCACTTGCGCACAGTGCTTACGTTCGGAGCGGATGTTCCCATAAAGCCGACAATCAGAAGTCCGATAGGCCCAAGCAGCAATCCCCCAAGAAACCATGCTCCGGCACTCCTTCCCTTTGATGACGCGATAGCCGCCGCACCAATGCCACAAACGATCCATAGAATGGCGTATCCCATGTTCTATATTCCTCCTACCCTCCCCGAACCATACTGAACAGGGAAAGTCAACATCCATCCGCAGAAATCGCCGTGCCGTATCAGATAGGAAGTGAAGCATGGCAAGAAAAACGCCCGGAATTTATATAGCGATCCGTGGTGATTACTCCGCGTTTGAAACAGATCTGAACCGCGCCAAACTGGTTGCCAAAGAGCAAGGCGAAGCCATTGCCAAGAGCATAGGCAATGCGGTTTCCAAGGTGGATCTCACCGGGGGCATCAACAAGCTGACACGGGAATTGAAAACGGCGCAGACGGCGCTGGCTTCGGGTACATTCAAAGCGCAGGTGTCTGGGCTGGATGAGATTGCCAAGGCCGCCGGGGTCAGTTCAAAGCAGCTTGAAGGGCTCACCAATTCCATGCTCAAATCTCAGGCCGTTGCTTCTGCTGACCGGGCTTTTGAATACTTGCAAAGGAACGCCGGGCTTTCTGCACGAGAACTTGCCAAGCTGCGGCGCGAACTGGGTGATACCCAAGGCGCGCTGAAGACGGCGATGGGCGCACTGAATACCCGTTCCCACTCGACCATCGTTTCCGAGATGAAGGACCTTGTGGCGTCGTACCGCGAGGTGAAGAACAGCGCGGAC